TCCGTTTGTGTCGCTCCACACGTCCACGCTGTCCACTTGGGGGATATTGGTAATCAACAAGCCTGAATGGTCTACAGCAGTACCGTCAAAGAGGTCTTCGAGGTGAAAGACATCGGCTGGCGCGCGGTAGAGCCGGTGGGTGCGCCGCTCGTCGTGTGTGATTATTACGGTGTCAAGCGCTTGGGTAAAGTCGAACTCGAAAAGATCGTCTTCAGCCCAGACGGTAGAGGCGAAGGATTGGTGCAGGACATCATCTTTGTAAATGTCGAGCGTGCCATCACGGAAGGCAAAAACAAACTCTTCCCCTGGGGCAAACTCAAAAGCCTCCAAGCGCGTGGCTCCAGACAGTTCAGCGATATAAAGTGAGCCAGGGAAGCGAGACATGCCGCCCTGCACCTTTGGAATCCAATTAACCATTTGTTTTAGGCCATTGGCATACCTATCCAGATCGTCGCGGCCTAAAACCTTGTCGTCAAGCTCGCCGGAAGCGAAAGAGTTTTGGCGGATCATTTGCTTGGACAAGCTAACCCCTCCGTTGGCTTAGCATGCTATATTCTTCCATCGGGGCAATATTGCGTTGCCCTGCCGACAGGTTAGAGAGTCGGCGGGCTTTCTTGTAGAGCTTTTCAGCTTCGACCGCAAGCCTATCGGCCAGCGTTCCGTTCTCTGTCAACGTCATACAAGCTTGCGCAGCGAAGTCTACGGCAACAGCCTTGCCGAAGTATGCGGGAAACTTCCCTTCATCGAGCAGTTCCACGTATCGGACATGGAGAGTCTGATTCTGGCCCAGATTCTCATACAGCAGGACGATGGTCTGTCCTTCCTGACGGTAGCTGATCTCAAACCCGTCGTTGTTGTAGACTGCGGTGATCTGCTCCACTCCATTAGGTAGTTGGTAAATCTCCAGCCCGTCGGCAGATTCGCCTACCTTGGCAAGTCCATCACTCACGACACGAGCAAAGGCCCAGTTGAAGGACTCCACAGCGGATTCAAGCACTAGAGGGTAAACAGCCCGAACTACTTCACCTTGAGCGTTCTGGACGTCATAGCTGTCAATGCGCACGACGGCCAGCTTGCCGACAAGTCCAAAGTTCAGTAGTTCGAGCTTGTTCATGGTCTACCTATTTCTTCCGGGTTGCGGGCCTACGTCCACGGCGCTTCAGGGTTACAGACTTGGACGCCATCTTTGCGGGCGCGTCTGCGCCCTTGGGCTTTTCGGGTAGCCCTTCGTCGGCGGGCGCTTCATTGGCCCCGCCTATGTGGGTCTGGTCATCGCCTGCCGTCGGGGTCGCTGCCACTGTTCCAGCCGCGTAGGCGTCGGTGTGCCCGCCCTCTTCAACGCTAGGTGCGCCCGGTGCTTCTTCTGCCTGGGTACCCACCGTCGGGTGTCCGGCTCCGGGATGTGGAATGATTGCACCGGGGCCAAGATTTAATATCGGGTTGGCGGACCTCAGCGCGTTCTCCGGGTTGAGCTTGAACAGGCACGCATGGACGCGGAGCTTGTGCGAGTGAGGAGCGAAGGTTTCAACGTAGTCATAGCCTTTTGCAGCCATCTTGTTTAAGAGAGCAACGAAAGGATCAGGCGAACTTCCAGATGGTCTTGGCACTGCAACGTACGGTTTGGTTTCAGACATAGCTTCCTCCTAATTGTTATGAATCTGTTTTATTCTTACGGTGGAATGTTTCACTGTAACATCCACATTGCTGGTTATATTCCTCACATAGATCGTCACAGTCTGCCCAGCGGTCGCTTGAATAATGCCGACAATAGGGCATACACCCACGTCGGAGTTAGACAGTCGCCGCTCCACAATGTGGTCTGTATCCACCGTGCCATCTACTGCAAAGGCGAATTGGATGGTGGTATTGGTGCCGCCAGAGAAGGAAACCGTGGCGGTTAGTTCGTGATCCCCTGCGCCCACCACCAACCCGTTGTCGGCAAAGGTCACACCCCCAAGATGCCCGGCGGAGAAGTTTTCCACCTGCTCCCACACGTTTATGGTGTTTATGGTGATTGCGTTGGTGTTATCTACCTGGAACATTTCACCAAATCGGTTCAACACTTCAACCGCCGTGCCTATGGAGTTGAGCGTTTCAGTCTTGGTCATATTGTTGTCGTGCTGTACTGCGGTCAGCGCACTGGCTTGTTCGCTGCGCTTCTCAAGGTCAATGTCGGTCCACGTAAAACCGTCCGCTATTACGGATGCTGTGAAGATTAGTATGATTACAAATGATAGGCGAATCGTTCTCATGTGGGCCTCCAGTAGGGGAAAGCCGGGGCCGTGAAGCCCCCGGCTTGGTCAAACTCTTTGTTGCTCTGTTAGTCGTTGATGTACTCAACATGCAGGTCAATGTCTTTGGCGGTGCCAAGGACTGCGCCAGCGGTGGTCAGGATGATGTAGGCCCCTTCGGGGTCGGTGACCGTGTAGTTACCGGGCTTGTTCTCCAAACCAGTGCCCACGGCAGAGAGAGCCACCTGGGGGAAGACGGACACACCAGCACCGGAGAGGTCTTCGGTAGCGACAATAAAGAGGTCGTCGTCATTGTCGAAGCCGGTGCCGGATACGCCCAGGATACCGAGCTTGGCGGTCACACTCGCGCCCTGTGCTTCGTAGCGGAGTTCACCCTTGCGGATAGTTACGCCGAAAGGCAACCAGACCAGACGGACTACGGAGGCGATTGCTTCACCAGCGGCTTGGAAGCGACCAAAGGCAGAGCGCAGACGCCCACCAAGAGCCATGGGTTTTACTTGCCGGTCGGTGGTGTTGTCTGATACGTCGGCCTTGGTCTTGCCGCGCAGGGTTGCAACTTGATCCGAATTGAAATTTGCCATCTTATTTCTCCTGCATGAATGTTAAGAGTGAGGGGCCGAAGCCCCCCACCTCAAATTTTGTTTAGCCGCCACTGAAAACGAGAGTTACCGGGACCACAAGAGCGTCCTCGATTACCTGTCCGCCCAGCATGGTCTTGCCCTGTACCTGGGTTGCGTAGTTCTTCGTGCCTTCAACGCTCATACGAACATTAAGGGAACCGAACTGGTTGGCGAAGGCCAAGCCGCAACCGGACTTGTGGTAAAAGTAGTTGGTTTCACCGGTTACGGAACCGATAGCGCCGGTTACCTTGCCGTTGGCACGCATCACGCGGTCGGGCATTCTGCGCCACTTGAAGCCCATCCACATCATGTCAGGGCTAAACTTGCCGTTGTTCAGGGTGTTGATGGTGTTGTAATCGCTGGAGCCTACTTCAGTCTGGTCAAGCAGGCTAGTGAGCGACTGCGCGGAGTAGGCAAAGAAACGATCCGACTCATCCCACTCGGAGGCGTCGGCGTGCTCGCGCGCGGCACTGACGGTATCGAAGTCAAGCCCGCCGTTGACCGTGCCGGTTAGGGCGCTGGTGGTGGTCGGAAAGACACACTCTTCCAGAATGCTCTGGTCGCAACGGCGGTAGTACGCCATTGCGATATTCTCGGAGTAGTCGTTTTCGAGATTCAACAGGGTTCGCACCTTGTCTTCGTCGTCAATGAGGTGGGTCTTATTGAACGGCTTCAGGATAGCAAGCTCGTTCGTGTGCGCGTCGTTGGCGTACTGAGTATCGCCATGACGAGGTGTGGGCACCATCTCGGAGTCACCGAGCAGCTCAAATTTGTAGGATGCACCCACCACACCGTATTCAGTGCGGATAGAACCCATAAAACGGGCCGACTTCTGCTGGAGCGCATGATGTATGGAACTGGTAAAAGCGGCCACGTGGGCCTGGTCAACAGACTGTGACATAAGGAATACTCCTTAATTCAGGTTTCGGTTTGTCACCGGGTATCCCAACGGGGCCAGTTGTTTGCACATCTGATCTGATTGGGCCTGAACCAAGGAGCTTCCAGGGTATCCATATTTGTTTCTACTTTCCTTATACATCAACTTTTCGAACGTGTAAAGCTACGCCGTGGCCGGATGGAGCTTGGCAAAGAGCTTCATGCGCTCTTCACCAAGGCGCTTCTTCTCTGCGCCCTGCGTCTTCGGGTCGGCTATCTTGGCCTCAATCTCGCGGATCTTGGCGTTGGTATCTTCGATATCCACGTTGGCTTCACCATTCCACGGCTTGCCCTCTCGGCCTGCCAACATAAGAGCGTTGGTAGCCCTCAAACCTTCCACGCCCATCTTGGCGTATGTCTCATAGACGTTTTCAGGAAGGTGAGCCTGTGCCCAAGTGACTATCTCCTGCTCGCGTGCAGCGAAGACGGTTGGGGTCATTTGCCAGTCTTCCATGAGGTCCAAACGGCCCTTCATGGTGGCAAACTCTTCGCCAAGTTCTGCGATCATCGGCACCACTTCGGCTATCTGCGCTTGGGAGAGTTTCGCCTGGATGAATTTATCGGTCACCGTCTTGGTGGTGTTCTCGTCCCAATCTTTGGCCGCATCGCCAAAGTCGTATTTCTCAGGCACGAAATAGCCAAGCTCTTTGGCGAGGTCTTCGCTCTTCTTGCCCATCATGCTTTGAGCGTTAGTGTAGGCCTTCTCAAGTTCACCGGCATTCTTGTACTTGCCAGCCAGTAGCGTGCCGTCGAGGTCAACAGAGTTGAGCCCCTTGGGGTCCAGGTCGAAGTTGTAGGCGGTCGAGGGCGGTGCGTTGGGGTCGGGCGGGGGAGCCTTCTTGTCAGGAAGCCCACCCTCTCCAGCGCCTTTCTTGTCGGGTAGTCCACCGTTACCACCAGAACCACCTTCGCCACCACCAGCACCGCCCTCACCGCCTCCTGCGCCTCCAGCACCGCCCTCACCACCGCCACCGCCACCGCCGCCTTCTTCTTCAAATGCCTTGCCGTATGTCCCATCCATCATGCGTTTAATTATCGTTGTCATCGGCTACACCCTTGCCTTTCTCTGCTCTGCTTTTAATGTGTTCAAGAATTCCTCGCGCCCCTGCTACGAACACTGTGTATTCGGAGTAAGAGGCACCCGCCATAATTGGCATATTGTTGATATAGTTGTCGAGCGTCGCAAAGCAGCGATCCACTGTCGCCTTGTCTGCATCCCCGGACATTAGACGATGGAAGTCCACGCTCTCGCTGAGGTGCTTCTTATATCGCCGTTGTTGTTCTGCGCTTGTTACCTTCAATTCAAGCTCCCTCTGCGGTCTCCTGCATGGCTTGGTCGGCTTCGGCTATCTTGTTCATTATCATCTGCACTTCATCGTCGTCACGGATAAAGTCCATGTCAATACCAGTAAGAGCGGCCTGTCGTTTGAGCATGTCGCCGTTCTTGAGTCGGGCGTTTGCGCTTGGGTCGGTCGTGCCGTGGGCTTGTGCCTCTTCGCGTAGTGCCCGCATAGAGGTTAGTTCTTCGGCGCTCTGTGCGCGTGCCAGTGGTGACGTGTACTCCAACGTGACAAGCTGGCCATCCACCTTGATAGGCAGAATCTTCCCACGCCTGCCGAGTATGGCCGCATGTCTGTTTATCATCGGCTGGGTAAATTCAGAATTCAGGCGGCCATAGGCTGCACCCATATCCTGCATCACCAGCTTCACCCGCTCGCTGATTTCAAACGCGGTGGCCTTGGAGCCTTCCACGTTGCCGAGCTGGTCTACCATCATGCCGCGCTTCACTTGGCTCTGTAGGTAGTCGAGGGAGAACTGTCCAAAGTCCATTTGTGCTACGGAAGGAAGCTGCTGAATAGAAGGGTTGTCTTTTGCGTTGCTCTCAACAGGCAGGAGCGCACCCGGTCCCATCTTGAAGGTGTCGGGGTTGATTCCATCGTCGGTAATCGTCCACATGCCGAAGATGCCCACATTGGCGGCCATGAGTACCAGTTTAGCGGCCTCATTGAGACTGTAGGCGGTGGCAGCGGCTTTAATAGCAGGTCCACGCCCGTATATCTCGCCTGCCAGGACCGAGTAGCGCGGCACAACGATAGGATTCTCAAAGAATGGGCGCTCTTCCAGCATGGCACCCTTCCCCTCTTCCCAGACGATGTACTGCACAAAGCGTCTGTCGCCTCTCACTTCGGGGATCGTCGCCGTGAGCAGTCGTACTTGACTGTCTGGAGAGTCGTTGATTACCTTTTGGAGGTCGTCGGGTATCTTGGCCTGGGGAAATTCAACCTTGATGTTCCTGGCGGTGATCTTGTGCTTGCGGTAGGTCGCGTCTACGTTGCCATATTTGCCCTCTTCTATTCCGAGCTGAAAGGTAGGTATGGCGGTGTAGATTACGTCCATATCGTCGCCGGTGTCGCCTTCGGCAATCTGCATTGCACCCGTGCCGAAGATGAAATCTATCAGCATAGGGTGGATTTGTGTGTAGAAGTTGGTGGACTTGATTGAGTCGAAGGTGGTCTTGGTCGGGAACTGAAGCATTTCCTGAAGCTCTTCAATTCGGTCTTCTTGCGTCAGGCTACCCGGCTTGAAGTCGAACCAGCGCTGCGAGGGAGGGAACATGCCGATATAGTAGGCATTGGCCAGCCTGTCCACGGCATCCTGAAAGGTGGAGTCGTAGACGAAGCGTTGCTTGTATTCGCCCTCTTCCTGGACACCTTCGGTTGATTCGTACCCCTCGCGGTTTGGCGCGCCGAGGCGGTACGCATCCCGGTAGAGTTCGCGCATTTTATTGTAACGGACAAAGGAATGTTCGGCCCTACGCTTGATGTCGACGAGTTCAGCCATGACTATACCCCCAACATGGAAGTACCGTCGCCACGGGAAGTATAAAGCATTGCCCTACCAAGTCGGCGTGAGCGCCTTCTGGCGGCCTCCTCTTTGGCTTCGGCGGCTATGCGGGGGTCAGGCTCAAAGGTGGGCTCGGTGGGGTTGAAATATTCCTGCGTTACGTCTACGTCGGATTCAAGTTGGGAGCGCATCCCCGGCCCTGGCGCGTACTTCGCAACCTCTTCATATTTACTTTGTCCGCTTTTGCCAAAAGCCTTCCCCATTATGCCGCGCTCAAGGCCCCCGGTTATCGGACTGATAATCCCGCTATCAAGCCCGTACTTTCTCCGCAACCTAGAGTACGCGCCCTTCGGGTCCTTGTAAGGATTTTTGCCCGACAAAGCCAAAACCGAAAGCGGATCACCTGACAAAGTACTAACCATGCCAGCGGTACCTAATGCGGTGGCCTTTTTCGTTTTATCTTTAAAATATGTGCCTGGATGCTTTGCGGCTTTTTTAAATGACCTACCGATTCCGAGTGCCATTTTATCCACCTCTTTAACTGTTTAACCGTGAGGAGCCACGGCTTATTGATGCCGAGCACCCGCTTTGTGATTGACACGCAAGTGCCCAGCCCAGGTAGTCGAGGTATCGGAATATTCCCCGGCGCGACTTTTTCCACGTACCATCCTAGCTCGTTAAACAACTCCAGAGCCGTAACGGCCCCAAGCTGCGAGTAGGGTTCAATGTCGAGTCTAGCCCAAAGCGATTCAATTCTCAAGCCCCCGCCTGGATAAACAATCATCACGAAACAATGCCGGAACCGCCTGGCTTTATAGGAAACAAAGTAAAAGTCCATCTTGGCACGCTTGGCGGCCCACATCTTTTCATGGTTCAAGGTGAATACCCCTTTATGTTTGCAAAGCCTGCCTTTCTCTTTGTTATTGCCTTGGATAGCTTATCAGCTTCAAGGGCCATAGCTCCGAATCCGTCAGCGGCGTGACTTGACCAGTCGTGTTCAGGCCCAAGCCCGATGTTGCGGTGATCGTCCTTCTTCTCGTGATACCAACCCAAAGCCTCAAGGCCGGGGGCACATTTAACACTGTCCAACCAGACGCGAGGAAAGATAGTTCTCACTGCACCTATGCGTTGGTTGGCTGCACCCGGCCCCGCGTTTTTGAGTATCTTCACCTTGAAACGTGCCTTCTTCAGTTCGCTCTCGAAGGTGACGCGGTGTACCGAGTCGTGCTTTACGCCATCATGCGGCAAGTAACAGACAGCGCCCTCGTAGTCCTCACGGCGTAACCATCCCACATGTTCGCTCAACTCCTGGCCCTGCGCCTCGTAGTAGTCAATGACACGGATCTCCTTGCCGATAAATTGCACCATCCAGATCGAGCAGGCGTCAGCCTTGGCACCTGTGCCGCCAATGTCCCAAAAGGCGTAGACGCTCATAAGGTAGTCACGGGCTACGCGACAAATGCGCCCTTCCTTCTTTGCCTTATTGATGTGCTTCGTGAAGTAAGCACCTTCTTGGGCCGTCACATAGCCGCCCTCCCACACATGGTCATAACTGTCTGGATATTTTTCGAGGTCGCTTTGGCGCTCGTCTTCAAGCTCTTGGGGAAACCACGGGTTATCTCTCCAGTTGGCTTCAACACAAACCATATCCTTCATTGTGATTTCGCCGCGAAAGAGTTCGTCGACGGGGTCGCGCTTGTGTCTTGGGTTCCAACTAAACCAAAGCTCAGAGGCCATATTTCGGATCGTCGGGCGCAAGAGCATGAGCGAACGGGCCGAAAGGGTGTGGGCCTCTTCTACCCATGCCCTATCAAAGCCTTCAAGTGATTTTATTGACTCGGCATTATGGTCGGCCATGCCAACAAAGATAATAATCCCTCCGCCGGGGGTCTCGATGTAGTCGTTAAGGATGCGAAAGCCCCTGTCCTGAAGGCCGTGCTTCCTAATCTTGTCTTCGATTAACCGCTTGGCGGATTCTTTAAGAGACTTCTGGACCTCACGAATACAGACCGAACGCATTCCTGGGTTCTCATAGTGGTCTTCCACATCAAGCTCGGCGAAGAAGTGCGACTTGGCAGACCCACGGCCCCCATGAGCACCCTTGTAGCGGGCAGGCTCAAGAAGAGGATAGAAGACTTCAGCCGTCTCAATATCCAGAGGCGGGCGCTCGCCGACTCCCAGGGCTTCGGTGGCCAGGTCTATGCCTTGGGCTACCATGCCGGGCCGAGGGTTGAAGTCGATCCTCATTACTGTTTCAGCGTGGTGATGTTGTGGGCACTCAACAGGATATCGCTTGCAGCCCTCACAGGCACACCCATAAAGGAGTGCATTGTCTTGCCCTCGGGCACAAAGCGCTGAAGCTCGGCGTACTCCTGGGCGTCAAGGGTTATGTGGTCAATCATCACACCACGCTCGACGGCGGTGGTGATCACAGCTGTAAGTTTCTTGCGGATTCCTCCGACATATTCAACTTTCATCTTTTTCCTCCGAGTCGGCATGGAGATCACACACTGGAATGACTTCCACCAACACCGAATCATCATTGTCCGTTACAAGAATCCCCACTATCCCAAACCCGGCCAATTCAGCGTTAACGAGCGGGATTATCGCCTCCAACGCAGCTTTCAAAGTCGCTTCCATCTACTCCTCCTTAATACTTGAATGTATTCCACTCTTTCGCAATCGCTTTAAGCGCCTCTTTGTCATCTATGTGGTTCTTTACTGTTATGCCCATTTGCTGAATAAGGCGATAGAAATCCTTTTGATTTATGGCGTTGTTCGCCTTCACGTCTTCAATGCGCTTGACGATCTTCGTTATCTCAGAAATAAGCCGGTAGGAGTCGGCAAGGTCGAGGATGCGCGGCGGCTTGACGCTCCGCTTTGTGCCGTCCTGATTCTCCTCTACGTTGTCCTCGTGCCACGCCAGCAGTGCCTCGGTTATCTCGTCGTAGCGGTTTATGTAGTCCTCGGTCAGAGCCCGGAGTAATATCACTTCGGGCTTTATATCAAGAATGTCTTCTTCCTCGCCGTGGCGCTCCACTAGGTCGGCTATCCGCTTGTTCTTCAGCTTGGCATAGCGGCCAGTCGTCACGGGTCGCCCACTGCCTTCAGCGCCGCCGTGAAGTCTACACCTTTTTTTCCTGGCCATCGGGTACTGCTGGCAGGGTTTGCCGTTCTTCTTCTTCGCTCCACATCTTTCTCTCGCCATCGGTAAAGAATAGTCCTCCTTTGCCTTTCTTGCAATCCCAAGGGGTTTCTGGGTTTATTGCTGCCTCATAGGGTTTTCAACCTTCCTCCAAACACTCGCCGGTGTCCGGTGCGCCTTTGGATTCGTTACCGACCTAAACCCTACGTGACGAATTAGACCTTCTTTCCTTGCTTTAGATACTACTCCGCCCCAAGCTCGTTCATTCGGCGGGCGAGGCAGGCCACACCTGTAAGCCCACTCCCTCACCTCCTCCACCATGAATGTTTGCTCTGAATACTCCATTATGAAAGACAGTGCTCTCTTGCTCCAAGAAGGTTCAATTCTTTCGGCATGGCCGGCGGCGGTCTTCATGCCTTCACACTTCAGCACTTCGCCCAGGTCGAGTTGGTGCATGGTCAGCCCCTTCCAAAGTAGAATTTACTTTTCCAGATGTGTTTTTCTGTTCTCGGTTCGTTTTTATAAGCTGGGTCTACCGGCGGCGGGCATTCGATTGGAAACATACGGCTGTTCATCGGGCTGAACACCACGCCCTTTATTTCCCTCGCTATTTTATGCGCCAGTAGCACCATAAACATTGTTGTTCTTCTGTCTTCTACTAATATCACTACTTTCACCTCACGCTCCTTTTCCAAGACTCCCAAGTCTTCAATACTCCCCAATGGGGATCGAGTTCGTTGACTTTCAATCCCTGCCTGCGAATCATTTTGTCTCTGTTTTTTTTAATCTTCGCCAGGTCAAAACTATCCCCCCGTGCCACATTGCACAGCCTACAGGCAAGCGCCGTATTCTGCGCTCTGTCGGTCCCACCGTAGGCCCTGGGGATTATGTGCTCTACTGTGCATTCGTCCAATGTGAGCGGCACGCGGCAGTAACAGCATTCCTTTGGGTCGGTTCGTTTGTAGACCTTTTTGCGCAGGCCGCTCATTCATCCCCCTTCAAGGGCTGCCGTGATTCGCGCTGTTGCTATCTCCGCTATTTTGTCCATTTCTTCACGAGCGATTACTTCGCCCCTGTGCGGTTTCGTTTGGGCGTCGTCAATGGCTTGCGCCGCTCTCCTGACTGATGCGGCACTTTCAATGGCAACCCGATATTCGCCCGCCAACTCCCTCAGCCTCTTGTTGTCGCTCTCTGCCTTCCGTCCTCTCTCCAACCAAGCCGCCTTGGCTGCCGCGTGTGGAGACATGGTAGATAGAAGCGTATTCGCTTCCCAGAAGTCTTTGAATCCATCAAATTCTTCCGGTGCTGTGGCTTCGGTTTTGGCTTTCCCTGTTCCGTGGCAGGTGTCACAAGGGGCCCTTCCACGTCTCTGCGCATCCCTGAGCCATCCGCTCCCGCCGCAGACCTCACACCATCCCATTTTCTCGATCAACTTGCGGTCTTGTGTGTTCATGTGGGGTTAACCTCCTAATCCTGGCGGTGCTGTTCAGTGTCGGTGATCTCGTACTTTTCCATGCTCATGAGGAAGCGAACCGCCATTGCTCCGGTTTGGATAGCTTCGTCCATCATGGAAAGAGCGCCGCCGTTTTCGTAGTTGAATTGTAGCGCGGCCCGTGTCAGCTCCCCCGACTCCTCGGCTACGACCGCTGATGCGTGTACGGCGTCCGTGGGCCACGTCGGGAACTTCTTACTGGCTATGGCTACTTCTTCGAGTATCGCCTTCATCGCCTGTTGTGGTGTCATCTTCTTACCTCTCTGGTTGTAATGGGTTAAACTTTGCGATTCTTTCTGCGCTTGTCTTTTCTGGCTTTTTTTACACGCTCGACCACCTCTTTTAGCGGCGCGTGGTAGCCGAATCTACTCTGATAAATCTGCTGCACCCTAGCCTTGGTTGCCGCTGGTCGGCTCCATGTCCATTGAAAGTCCTTCCACGCAGGGTCTTCCGCTCCGTCCTTATCTTTGAAGAGCATCCCCATCGGCAGAAAGCCAGCCTCCCATGCTTCCATTAGCCGTTTCTCGGCCTCTTGCATAGTGTCTTTTGCCCACCCCATCAGGACGTAGCAACGCAAGTGCGAGCGCGTGAAGTTGGCGAGGCGTAGTATTTCACCGGCGCGGCGTAAGGGCTCCAGATCATCGGGGGTGTCGTAAGCGAAAAACATTTGCACCGGGCGCAGGTCCATCAAGAGGGAAACGTGGTCCCATGTGAGTAGTTTCGCCTCTAATCCTCCTGTTAGAACGACCTCTCCATAGTTCTGGGCCAATATAGTGTAAGACTTTTGTATGTGTTCAAGCGGGGCGGCCAAGTGGTTTGAGTCCAGTAAATTTTTGCCGCCGTGTAGTTTTTCGAGGATGCACAGAGGATTATTTTTCTCTACGCAAAACCAGCATGAGTTTGGGCACCCCCTGGTATGAATTACGAAACCATGAGCCACATAGCGTCCAGGCGTGAACTCACCTGTGATGTCTCCATAGGCGGGTCCACCTATTTTAACCGGCGCGACCCTCTCCCACAAAACCTTCAGGCGTTCCGCTTCGGGCTTGTCGTAGGTGAACGTCACGCTGATATGCACCTCGTCAGCGGTCACACCTTCGGGCGGTCCCCCTACAAACGCCAGCGGATCGGTCGGCGTTGCATTTGTGCGCCTTGGAAAAACTCGAACCAGCTTCACGTTCCCTCTCCCTCTACCCCTATGGGGCCTTTTCAATGTCAGGCGGTGCGTTTGTAACGTATCTGTCATAGGCCCAGTCCAGCGCCCTTTTCACACATTCGTTTGGAAGGTGTTCAAAACGAATGGCCCCTTCAATTAGCTCCATCAGCCTGATCTCTGCCAAACATTTATCTGTTACTGAGATGGTGACCTTCATTTTTCCATCTTCCATCTGTCTTGCCTCCTTGGGGTCTAATACTCTGAACTGCCTATCATCATCGGTGGGCATCCTTCATAAATATAATTCCACTCTTCAGCCGTGTGAATTATGGTGACAATCTCCATAGTTATTGACAACGTGCTGTTCTTTGCCAACGCTTTCACGGTCAGCTCTGCCTCGCATTCGACGAAATACTCAAGCACCGAATCTACCAGAAGGGCTTCTTCTTCACTGGTCGCTCTCACGTGACAATGAACGCAACCGTCTGATATTTTATAAATCATCGTCTTTACTCCCTCTCGGCTGGGGTGGGGATTACCACCATTTGAGACCATCGTTAGATTTCACAGTAGACACTTTGGCCTCCAACTCCTCCACCCTCTCCTTGAGTCCGTCCCGATCTGCCTCTACCGCCTGGAGTTGGGTGCGATAGTATTCTTTATCTTCTTTTTGACATAACGCGCACGGATAGCAGGTCCAATGGACATTGTGTTTACAATAGCCGCTCATTAGTCTTCGCCCTCCTCAACAGGTTCAAAATGACAACATTTTGGATTTCCACAAGGGGCTTTTTGCCCTTTAGTATACCCACACGAACACTTTACCCAGCAGTCACATTTGCCATACCCTGCCCCACATCGGCAACACTTCACGGATGCAGAAACCATATTGTTTATGCTCATCGTCTACCCCTCCTTCTTGGGGAGCATGGCTTTACCGTTCCACCCCCTGTTTTCCCATGTCGCACAACCTTCGCAGCTGCGACATTTTATTTCAGCTTCTTTGGCTGTTTTAGCCCTACTCACACGACATGGAGGCATCTGCACCACCACACAAAGCTCCTCCCCTCCCAGCTCCTCCATCGCGGCTAGGCGCTCTGGTGGGGGGAGGGATTGGATGTGGGCGCGGTAGGCTTTGATAAAGACTCCAGAACGCTTTATAGCTGTTTGTCGTGTATACCCAGGTATCGCCTCTTTGCCCTTAAACCTTGACGGATAAACTAATTTTGCCACGGCTTCTTCCGTCTCTCGCGGCATGCTCATGATGTCGTCTCCAGTTCCCACTTCATAAGTATTTCCACGGCATCCGATAGTGGGCCGCAACCCTGTCCAGCGTCGTCCATACAGGATCGTATCAGGGGTAACGCTTCATTGATCGCCTTCACCACCTCTGTTGTCGGCTCTGCTAATCTCCCCATAGAACATCCTGAACACACACAGGTTGGACTATGCTTATCTTTGCCGAGCTTGAGTGTGGCCTCTCGGCGTTGCAGTAGTTGGGATGCTTTGGTCATGACCTCCCTCACTGTGGCTATCATCAGCCGCCCGTTGGGGCTGGAAGGGTCAAAGGTTTTAGTCTCTGCCTTGGTTTTGTAACCAAACTCAGGTGCAAGCCGCTCATATGTGTCGTGAAATAAGCGTGCCGTTTCTTCACTCTTCATCGGTTCGTTTCCCTTCTGTTGGGATGCACTTCACAAGTTTTTTGCTGCGATGACAGAAATAATCTTCGTCGGGGCATAACCAACTAGCCTCAACAGGATGCCCTGCTCCATGCGTACATTTCCAACCCCTATCCCCATAATCTGAGAATTCACACTTTTCCCACCACTCACACCTCACCTTGTCTTGACTAGTCATGTGGGCTCCTAACTAAAAAATTGCCGTTGCTCCGGTTACATCTTCACCATCACGGTCGATAGTGAACTCTACATGGCAGTCAGATGAAAGGCTGTCATACGTCTTGGTTACGTAGTCGGCTATGGCTTCTTTTATGTCGGCCAGTGTCAAACTGACCTCGGTGGTTTTCTTTATTATCTCCATCTTATTTCTCCTTAATCTTGGTAGCCGCAGTAATGACAATAACAGTGACCGTCTCCGCTGGAGTTCAAACCATTCCCGCACTCAGGACACCTGTTCATCCCCCACCCCCTTCCAATATCTCCGCGATCATCTTGCAGAGGGTGGCTGGGGGAAGGAGAAGGGCATCTGAGTAATGATGTGTTTTGTAATTGAGCATCCGCATGAACGCTTCAATATGACAGTTTAGTTTTTCTAACTGTTCCACGCTCAACCTATCCAGCACACCGGCAAGCTGGGAGCGGGGGGCATAGGGGGAAGTGGGGTGCCAGTCCCTCGCAGACCTGAATCCACGCTCTGTCCAATACCCATCACTACCACCGTATCCTAAATCAGGAAGAGGCTGACCTAACTGGAAAAACTCCCACCCCATTCCCTTTTCAGCAAGCACCCTGTCGATCTCGTTATTGGTCATCAGT